GTGTTATAGATAACGGGGTAATGCTTTCGAATAACTTCGGGTATCAAAAATTGATTCGTCTCTTTTATTTCTGTGATCTTCTTTTCAACTTCAGACAATTTCGTGGCTAATGAATTTTCTAGCGAGTTCTTAAATTTGTCGTTAATTTTATTAAATTTGTTAATTTTATTAAATTTATTAAATTTCTTATCCAATTTTACTTCAGAACTGGTGTCATCTCCTACAACTTTTTCTGCACTTTTTTCTGCAGATTTTTCTGCAACCTTTTCTGCATATTTTTCTGCAGTTTTTTCTGCATATTTTTCTCCGCCTTTTTCTGCACTAGATTCTTGGTTCATATAATAGCAATCGTCTACATTTAAAAATGCAGAACCAGAACCAGAACCAGAAGAAGAAGGCTTATAATTTCCAAACAGCAATAACGCCCCCGAAGTAAATTCCACCGAACTTTGCAATTTATCATATTGATGTGCCGATATTTTGTGCGCCTCGGATGCTGCATCCAATTTAAAATAATTCACCATGGCCAGCAGAAAAGCAATAACGGCATTTACAGACGAAATCAATATTGATCCCCACTTAAATTCCGCCACAACCGCCGCCAAAACAGTAACAGCCGTAGACAATAAAATTGCGGGCATCATTAATTTATTTAAATTTCGTTCACAATAATATTTCGCTTCCATATAAATAATTTTTTGTCCCTTCAAATAACTAGCTAATACATCCAAAGACGACGAGTAATCGTGATTAACCGTGGAATATTGTTCGTTAATTTCTCTTTCCGCCTCCAAATATCTAATTTTGTGATATTGTATGTGCTTCCCATATATTCCTGTTGAAACGCCGACTGGTCCCTCGCGTATATCTTCAGTATCAAACGCCCTTTCATAAGAATCGACGCTATTGCTGTCAGAATTTCCATCATTTTCGGAAATAAGCCTCCCGTAACGATTCGGTGTTTCAACCTGCATTAGTTTGGAATTCGCAACTCCGGGAAAATGTGCTGGAATATCATTATTTAAAATAACACCCACATTACCAAAATTATCATTTATATCATTTGAAGAAACATCCTCAATATTTAGTTGCACTTCTAATAAGTCATTTATTGAACTTTCTTCATCCATATCCACAACCAGGTTCATTGTTATTGATTTATATTATTAGCGCAAATAATAAATTATTTTATAAATTATTATAAATTATTATAAAATAATAAATTATAATGACTAAAACAAGAAAGAATGTGCCTTGGAAAGGATGGTCAAAGCAAAAACCAAGTTATCGTCAAAGACAATTATGCTTAAAAAATGTGGCAAAAAATGCTTTTTGGGTACGAAAAAATCTTTCCCAATTTGCAAAAAGAACTCGTGCACAGTATTGAGAAAAGGCGTATATGCTGCTTATGTGCGCGCTCGTGAATATTCAAGCAAAACTGGAAAGAGAAAATATAAGAATGTTGCATCACGCGCAAAAAGAATGTTGAAAGCGTAAAGCGTAAAGCGAAAAGCGTAAAGCGAAAAGCGTAAAGCGAAAAGCGTAAAGCGTAAAGCGAAAAGCGTAAAGCATAAAGCGTAAAGCGAAAAGCGTAAAGCGTAAAGCGTAAAGCGTAAAGCATAAAACATAAAACATAAAAAATTGATTTAAAGAATAATAAAAAAATATTATTATAACTTAACACAATAAAACCAAACAATGAAATACAGCATAATTGAAAGCGAAGACAAATATTTTAATTACGACGATTTAGGAGACGACTGGGGATATTTTATTGACCTGGACCCTCAACCCAAAAATCTCGCACCTACACCCGTAACAGTTCCAGTTAAAAATCCAAAAAAATACAAGTATAGTAGTAATAGAATCCATGCAACACAATTAATGGATACTATAAAAGAAGAAACGCTAATAGAATCCAACAATAACGCCAAAGATACCAACGACGCCAATAAAAAACACAAAAAACACGAAAAAAAAGAACAAATTATAAAATACCAAATATATTCAGGAGTTGCAATTTGTGGACTGGCAACATATATATGTTTTATGTTGTAGTTGGGTAAAGCTCAGAATCATAGCCCATTTGTAAACTCGGTATCATATAATTAACATAATTATTTACACCGCAAGGCGTGGCTCCAAATAATTCACCCTTGGGGTCAATAAAATAACGAAAATACAATGGATTAGTTTTACTTGTAGTAGCATCTATTATGGGAATTTTTGGACCACACAAGTTATTACTTATGTCTGATACAACGCAAACATCGAGCAAACATTCTTTTGTATACAAATTGGCAGCCAGGTTTGAAGTGTTAAAAGACGAACAAACCTTGGGATATTTTGAATCTTTTATTTTGCGAAAAGTCACATTTGCTGGTATGGGTTGAAAACGATGAGCCATTATATATTATATATATATATTATATACAAATACAATAATATAAAAAATTGACCATCATAATAAAGACAAAACTACTATTATACTCAAACGAAAGATGTTTCGAAGATGTCTAGGTTGTCTTACCCGCTACTTGAGTTTTCCGTGTCACTCTCCAAAAGAACCAAATGCAGATAGAGATGCAGATAGAGATACAGAATCAGATCCAGAATCAAAACCAATGATTCCTAACCCATCGATTGAATGGAGAAATTGCACACCATTTGTACCACCAATAACAACGGGTTATGTCATAAAAGTTTACGACGGCGATACTATAACCATTGCAACTAAATTGCCATACCCGGAATCGCCGCTTTATAGATTCCCCGTCCGCTTGAATGGAATCGACGCGCCGGAAATAAAGGGAAAAACAGAAGATGAAAAAACGGCCGCTAAAGCAGCAAAACACGCCTTGGAAAATATAATATTGCACAGAACAGTACTACTAAAAAACACGCAAACCGAAAAATATGGCCGTATTTTAGCAGATGTCTACTTAGAAGAATTACATTTGAATAAGTGGATGTTGGACAATAGGTATGCGGTTCCTTATGACGGCGGCACTAAAAAGTCCCCCGATTCGTGGTTAGAATTCAATTCTTCTCTAACAACACCAATACCTGCAACAACACCTGCAACAACAACACACAGACGAAATCATAAATAGAACAAAGAACAAAGAACAAAAAAATATTTACAGAATAATTATATTTTTTATTTTATAGATATAGAATATAATATGTCAACTAATATAATTATAAGTGGCGTTACATACACATATACTGTGGGGATTGCAGGTGCGAGCGTTATAAGCTACAATAACGCGGTGTCTGGCAGTAATGTAGTAATACAATCATCATTTCAGGGAACTGATGCCAATACATACAATGTTACCAGTATCGGTGTAAATGTTTTCTCCCATGTAGCACAACCCGCAACTACTCCTTTAATTTCAGTTACATTCAATTCTCCCTCTTACATTAATTCAATAGGCCAAGGTGCATTCGCTGGAAATTCGCAACTGACTACAATTACAATACCGTCTTCTGTAACAAACATCGCGAATGTTGTGTTTTTTCAAACCACTATAAATGCATACTTTGACGCTTCGCCAAGTACAAACACTTCTCTACCGAATATGACGGCCTCTTCATTTTTAAGCGGTGGTACGGCATATTATTATCCAGAAGTCAAGGCGTATGATGGAACCACGCCAAGTAACTACACTACATATTTCCAAAGTTTTGGATTTACTAATGCGCAAGAAATTAATAACCCAATCACATGTTTTAAAGAAGACACAAAAATCCTAACCAACAAAGGTTACATTCCCATACAAAACCTAAGAAAAGGACACCTAGTAAAAACACTCGAACACTATTATTTGCCAATTGTCATGATTGGCAAAAAAGAAATCCATCACCCCGCTAAAACAGAGCGCATCCAAGACCAACTTTACAAATGCACAAAAGACGAATACCCGGAAATCATCGAGGATTTAGTTTTAACCGGATGCCACTCCATATTAGTGGACGAATTTGCAAACGAAGAACAAAAAGAAAAAACCATAGAAGTCAATAAAATTATATATGTAACCGACAGAAAATACAGACTGCCCGCATGCGCAGATCACCGCGCGTCCGTGTATGAACACCCAGGCGACTATACCATTTATCATTTAGCTTTGGAGAATAACGACTATTACATGAACTACGGCATTTATGCAAACGGATTATTGGTGGAAACCTGCTCAAAACGCTATTTAAAAGAAGTATCCAACATGACACTGATTGATTAAACCCTTAGATATTAGAATAATTTTTGCAAACAATATAAAATTACAGAATATTTATATTTTATAGATATAAAATATAAAATGTCATTCTCTTATAACAATATCACTTACCTACCTAACGCAAGTCCCCCAGGAACAGCATCAGCAATAGGTTACACCGGATCGCTTAGCGGTGATATAACCCTACCTATATCAGTTACTAATACAACCACATCCACAACATACACTGTTACGCTGATTCAAGAAGATCCTGCTGGTTTTTTTGATGCATCGTTTTCATCGTTCAGTTTTGAATCGCCAAGTCAAGTCGTGGGAATTGGTGCTAGCGCATTTAGAAATTGTACCAATATGACAATATTTAATATGCCTCCGTCTCTATTATCTCTTAGCACTGGTATATTTAATGGATGTTCAAAATTGAAAAACTTTTCACTCCCATTGGGTTCTATTAACATTCCTAGTTTCGCATACTCTGGTTGCGGTTTAACCTCAATAACCATACCGAATTCTGTAGCATTAATCAATATTAATGCATTCTCTGGTTGCACCTCACTGACATCGGTCGCCTTCGACAATTCGCCAACACCTAATTGTAAAAATATAGCACAGTATGCATTCGCTGGCTGTAGTTCCCTGACCTCATTTATAATGCCTAGTTCTGTAACATCCATTGGTGGGGACGCATTTCAATATTCTGGCCTAACATCAATAAATATTCCACAATTATTATCATCCATTCCTGCAGGCGGATTCAAATACAGCACTTCTTTGGCCTCAGTCACATTCGATTCCCCAACTACTGTCACTCTTATTGATACCGAAGCATTTAGGGGCTGCACTTCCCTCGTCTCAATTGAAGCCCCGACCACCGTTACAAATATTGGCGACATCGCTTTCAAGGAATGTAGTTCCCTGGCATCAATAAATATCCCATCCGTTGTAAATATTGGCGACGGCGCATTCGCATTCTGTCAAAATCTCACCGAAATAATAATTCCATCTTCCACAACAAGTATTGGGGTTTCCGCATTCTATGACTGCGAAAATTTGACCGTTGTATATTTTAGTAACCCGACTACATTACCAGAATTTGTTGGAGAATGTTTTGATCAGGGCACCACTAGAAACAATACAGCATATTACTATTCGAGCGCGCAACCGTCACCAAACCAAACGGACCCTGTTCCCGTTCCATTTACAGCGAAACAAGCATTATTAGACGCGGGTTTTGCTTTTGCCGTTCCATTTGACCCCGAGCCTGTCACCTGTTTTAAAGAAGACTCAAAAATACTAACAAATAAAGGTTACATTCCTATACAAGACCTAAGAAAAGGTGACTTGATTAAAACATTTCAAAACGGTTTTATAGCCATTGACATGATTGGAAAAAAAAAGATTTATCATCCAGCTTTAAAAGAACGAATCAAAGATCAGCTTTACAGATGCCCACAAGAGAAATATGAAGAAATTTTTGAAGATTTAGTTTTAACCGGGTGTCACTCGATTTTGGTCGACTATTTTATTAGCGAAGAAGAAGTTGAAGAAACCATAGAAGTCAATAAAAAGATATATGCAACCGACGATAAGTACAGATTGCCAGCTTGTGTTGATGACAGAACAGTCGTGTATGAAAACCCAGGAACCCACACCATTTATCATCTAGCTTTAGAGAACGACGACTATTACATGAACTACGGCATTTACGCAAACGGATTATTGGTGGAAACCTGCTCAAAACGCTATTTAACAGAGTTAGCCAACATGACCTTGATTGACTAAACCATTAGATCTTTAACAAGACGCGCAAACAATATTTACAGAATAATTATATTTTTTATTTTATAGATATAAAATATAATATGTCAACATTCACAGATAATTCTTTAAACTATACAATAGTAAGCGGTACAACAGCATCTTTAACCGGTCATGACGCAACGCTTGGTCCAAATGTAACAATACCTCAAACAGCTTCAAATGGTGCAAATACATACACAGTTATTGATATTAGCAACAATGCATTCGTCAATTTTAATACCATGACCTCAGTGACCTTTACAACGCCATCGAATGTTACAAGCATTGGCTCAGCTGCTTTCTCAAATGTGCCTCCTGGACTCTCTCCTGTTATAACTGAAATAACCATTCCAAATTCCGTGACAGCTATTTATCATGGTGCATTCGATCATTGCATAAATTTGACAACAGTTACATTTGAAGGAACTACTCTACAGGTTCTTGACTATATAGCTTTTGGAAATTGCTCCTCTTTAACTGCAATTACACTCCCAGAGGGGGTAACTTACATTGAGTCAACTTTCCAATCATGCACCAGTCTTACTTCGGTCACTCTCCCAAATTCTTTAATAACAATTGGCTATCAAACATTCGCCGTGTGTAATTCTTTAACAGCAATTAATATTCCATCTAATGTCACACAAATTTGCGGAGAAGCATTTAACGCTTGTAATAGCTTAGCATCAGTAACTTTTAGTTCACCGTCTAGTCTCAACACTATAGGCGGGGGTGTAGACATAGTTAATGATGGTTACGCATTCAATAATTGCATCGCTTTAACCACTTTCACTATTCCATCCTCCACGACACTTATTTACACCGATTCTTTTTTGAATTGTACCAACTTAGCATCAGTATACTTTGATGCTTCGGGTGCAACTGAATTGCCTACTCTGGAAGCAAGTTCATTTGACGGCGGAACAGCTTATTACTATCGCAATGTTCTAGCATCAAACGGCGCCCCTGCTACAAATGCCACTTTCACAGCTGCAGGTTTTAATTCTTCGCAACAAATTGACCCAATCATCTGTTTTAAAGAAGACACAAAAATCCTAACCAACAAAGGTTATATTCCCATACAAGACCTAAGAAAAGGCGACCTAATTAAAACGCTTTTACACAATTATGTACCCATTTACATGATTGGTAAAAAAGAAATCCATCATCCTGCTAAAACAGAGCGCATCCAAGACCAACTTTACAAATGCACAAAAGACGAATACCCGGAAATCTTCGAAGATTTAGTTTTAACCGGTTGCCATTCCATATTAGTGGATGAATTTGCAAACGAAGAACAAAAAGAAAAAACCATAGAAGTGAATAAAATTATATATGTAACCGACAGAAAATACAGATTGCCCGCGTGCGCAGACCACAGAGCGTCTGTATACGAGCACCCAGGCACCCATACCATTTATCATCTAGCTTTGGAGAACGACGACTATTACATGAACTACGGCATTTATGCAAACGGATTATTGGTGGAAACATGCTCAAAACGCTATTTAAAAGAGTTAGCCAACATGACCTTGATTGATTAGATAATTAGATCTTTAACAAAACACAAAAACAATATTTACAGAATAATTATATTTTTTATTTTATAGATATAAAATATAATATGTCAACATTCCTAGATGGTTCTTTCAACTATACAACAGTAAGCGGTACAACGGTATCTTTAACCAGCCCTGGCCCGACGCTCGGTGCCAATGTAACAATACCTAACACAGCCTTCGATGGTGCAACTACATACACAGTTATTGATATTAGCAATAGTGCATTCATCAATTTTAATACCATGACCTCAGTGACCTTTACAACGCCGTCGAATGTTACAAGCATTGGCTCAGGTGCTTTCTCAAAATCTTCTGGACTTGCTCCTGTTATAACTGAAATAACCATTCCAAATTCCGTGACAGCTATTTACAATGCTGCATTCGCGAGTTGCATAAATTTGACAACAGTTACATTTGAATCAGGAACAACTCTCCAAGTTCTTGAGTTTTTAGCTTTCGATACTTGCACCTCTTTAACTGCAATTACACTCCCAGAGGGGTTAACTTCCCTTGATGCAGTTTTTAAAGATTGTACCAGTCTTGCTTCGGTCACACTCCCAAATTCTCTAATAACAATTGATCATCAAACATTCGGCGTCTGTAGTGATTTAACATCAATTAATATTCCATCTAATGTCACCCTAATTGGCGGAGAAGCATTTTTTGGTTGTAGTAGCTTAGCATCAGTAACTTTTAGTTCACCGTCTAGTCTCAAAACTATAGGCGGGGGTGGGGGTCTTACAAATTTTTTTGCATTTGGGACGTGCATCGCTTTAACCACTTTCACTATTCCAGCTTCCACAACACGCATTTACACCGATTCCTTTTCAGGTTGTACCAACCTAGCATCAGTATACTTTGATGCTTCGGGTGCAACCGAATTGCCTACTCTGGATTCAAGTTCATTTGACGGCGGAACAGCTTATTACTATCGCAATGTTCTCGCAGCGAACGGCGCCACTGCTACAAATACCACTTTCACAGATGCAGGTTTTAATTCTTCGCAACAAATTGACCCAATCATCTGTTTTAAAGAAGACACAAAAATCCTAACCAACAAAGGTTATATTCCCATACAAGACCTAAGAAAAGGCGACCTAGTTAAAACGATTGAGCACAATTATTTACCCATTGTCATGATTGGTAAAAAAGAAATCCATCACCCCGCTAAAACAGAGCGCATCCAAGACCAACTTTACAAATGCACACAAAGCGAGTACCCAGAAATCTTCGAGGATTTAGTTTTAACCGGTTGCCATTCCATATTAGTGGATGAATTTGCAAACGAAGAACAAAAAGAAAAAACCATAGAAGTCAATAAAATTATATATGTAACCGACAGAAAATACAGACTGCCCGCATGCGCAGATCACCGCGCGTCCGTGTACGAGCACCCAGGCACCTATACCATTTATCATCTAGCCCTGGAGAACGACGACTATTACATGAACTACGGCATTTACACAAACGGATTATTAGTGGAAACCTGCTCAAAACGCTATTTAACAGAGTTAGCCAACATGACATTGATTGATTGATTGATTGATTAGATAAACAAACCTTTTTGAACCTTTGAAATGTACAAAGGTTCAAAAACAAAAACCTAAAAAAACAAAAAACAACTTTTAAAGCTCATAAATGGTTTCCATGGTTAAACAGAAAGAGTAGTCCATGTTATTTAAATCTATAATTCGACCATATTCATCCAACAATTGAATATGCAATTTCTGTAAATGTATTGGTCCAAAATATTCGCGTGGGTTTGTTATCAAATTCAAATTGTTCTGCGTCAATGTCAAAGTAGAAAAAATCGATGGCTGCAAACTAATGCGCGCCAATATATTTTTATTCAACAGCGACGAATTGAATGCGCTAAAGAAATTATTATTAACATTATTATTGAAATCGTCGACAACTAAAAACATGTAGCTCGGTCCACCCGTATTTACCACCGCTTCTGATACATAATTTGCATTATCTCTATAGTAGCCTTCTCTAAACCCCAATATCCACCCTAATTTTAAGGGCAGCGGCGTGCCATAATCCGGATTACCATTTATATCCGATTGAAAATCCAAAGAAAAGGTAAAAGGATAATCATCATAATCGCTAGGTATATCAGGATCTATACTTACTACCAGTTGTCCGGAGCCACTATTTAATGCAAAGCCACCAAGATTCATATTGAATGATAAATATTTCAAATACTCAATGGTCGAATTATTAAAAGTTGAAGCAGTTTTAACATAATTATTTAAATAAGCAACTATGTCAATTGCAGTATAATTTCCATTTGGTATTAGAATGCATTCTCTTTCTAATAAATTCTGGTTTTCATCAGTTGCATTAACCCAAAAAAAGTTTGTACCAGATTGCTTTGAAATTACATAAGCCGTCGTTGAATATTCAAAAGCGGACAATTGCAGCGAAACCACATTATTAAATTTAATAGGCAAATCAAAATTAAAATTTGTTGACTGCGTCGTATAATAGTTGTCACGAAAACGAGTATCAATATTTATTGATTTTTTTAATATGCGCTTCTTCAATGGATTAAATACGCCTTTATAATAAGCACTAGGAAGTGATTGCGTGTATGGAGTTACATCTTGTTCTATTACGCTGTGCGCCAGCCCAATATTTTGGGTTGCCGTTGGTTTTAAATCATGATCCAAATTATAAATATCGGCATCTGCGATCTTCTGGAAATTGCCAAGATTTTTCAACTGTCGAAGCAACACATCCTTCGCCTTATTAATAAATCCAACAGTATTTTTTTTAACAGTCGTATCAATATCTCCATCATTTACAACATTATCTCTTAATTTGTTGGCTTTCAATTCAAGGAAAGCGTTATCATAATTAGCCGGCAAATCAAAAATATCTTCTAGTTCGCCCTTATTATATTTATCAATATCTAATTCAAAATTGCTAACAAGTTTCGAACTCATGTATTATATATATAAACTATAACAAATATTTTATATCTAAATCCACGCTTTTTAATAATTTTTCGAAAAAATAAAAAATAACAGAATAAAAAATGTATTTATAGTTACAAAACAAATACTCCCGAGCCCTAACAAAATTATGATTTTTATTTTTATTTTTTATTTTTTATTTTTTAATTGTTGCCACAAAGCTCTTCAGAAACGCGCATCCTTTTGGCAGACGATTCTCCGCTGCAAGTCGACCCATCATCGCTATCTGCGGTATCCGCAGACCCCCACAGCCTCTTAGCATTGAAGTGCTGAGTCTGGTCTGCAATTTCCGCCATCGAAAGAGGAATCGACGCATTGTAAAACTGTTCCTCACCCCCATCCTCACGCAACGCCTCCTCGGCCACTCTTGTAGCTGCAAGAGCCATTTGTAAGTCAAAAATCTCGCGCCCCATATCCATCATCTTGGCCGCCAACTGGTGCACATTCAAATGCGTCGAAGGAATCTTCTCGCAGGTCATCTTTCGAAGCACAAAATACTTGCCTGGCTGGTTCGGGATATACAACTTCCATTGGCCGTAAAACTGAATCTGATCATAAACGCGGTCGGCAAATTCACTGTAAGCCCAGCACTTCAAGTGCACAAATGCGCCAACTGCCCACTCCCAGTCACCGGTGTCGACGAAATCGACGCGTTCAACGAGCCCAATCTGCAAATCAGCAAACAGCTGGCGAATAGACTCCTCATCCCAGAACTTGGGAACATAGGGAATGTAGAAAGACATGAAGTTGGTGGTAGAAGAAGAAGACATATTCGGTTTTTGAAAAACTCTAACACGGAGAAAAGTACTACACACTAGTTGAAGAAAAAGTACTTCAATTTTTTTGTGATGTCAGGATGTAAACTTGTTGCCTTGGTTCCCTGAATTTTTTTTGTGATGTCAGGATGTAAATTTGTACCTTGGCAACAAGTTTACGCCCAGAACCCTCCACATTAAAGGAGGGGTTCGGGGAACCTTGGTTCCCTGATTTTTTTAGTGACTTAAATTTTTGAACATTCAAAAAAAAATTGAAATGCTTTTGCAAACCCAAACAATAAGTACATTTCTTCCGAGAACCGCTTTCAAAGCAAATCATAATGTCCGTCGATCAGTTGCTCTCTCTCTTTATTCCCCGGGTTTTTCCCAACATCACACAAGAGCGCGTCGCGGACATCTTCTATCGCCTCGGCCTGGGTGATGTCCGGCGCGTCGACCGCGTCTCAAAAAGCGACGCCAACGGCAACGAGTATTACAGTATTTATGTCCATTTTAACCACTGGAATGAGACCCTCGCGGTGGCCAACTTCCAAGAGCGGGTCCTAAATCCTGACAAGGAGGCTCGCATCGTTTACGGCGATCCTTGGTACTGGATTGTGCTTGAGAACAAGGGTCAAAAGCGCACCCAAAACCCCACCATCGTTCTCGACGAACCCGCAAAGAAGAGTGTGTCTTGGGCCCAAGCCCAAACGCAAACGCAAGTAGAAGCACAAACATCCACTCAAAACATTGAAGAGAGCTGGGACCTCGTTGATGCAGCATACGCCGAGTACTACGAAATCCAGCTAGCCGAAGAGCGCGCCAGAGTAGAGCATCTCGAGTGCATGCTCTGGAACATGGAGCAAGAACTGCTCAACCATCATCACTCTAACGCTTGGTTAAACACGCAGCTTCTTGAGCTACAAAAAGAGATTAGACCCGAGTCTGTTGTGTAGACCTTAAAATAAAAAATAAAAAAAACAAAAAAAAAAAAGCAAAAACGCCATTTACACCACGCAGTCAATGTTATAAAAACCTTTTTTATTTTTTCCTTTTCATTAAAAATTGACTTTTTTATTGAAAGTAAAACGATAAATCATTGAACACCCTAGCCTTATATCAAAAGATGTTGCGCATTACAAAAAACTACTTTCACCCAAAAGATGAAAATGCAAATACAAATGCAAATGCAAATGACATAGAAACACATTTTGTATTAACAACGGAACAAACCAAAAATTTATGCAAAATGGCCGACCTTTATGCAGTAATTGACGAATTGTGCGGCCAATTAAAACAGGAAGAAGTAATAGAAAACTTTGGACCCATTGCTACAAAAACAAACAAAAGATCAACAATAAAACGCCCCAAATACACAAGCGTTGTTTTTAGTAGCATTATTACTCTTGCGCAAAAAATCTTATCACCGCTCACGCGCCCCGTTGAACTGGAGGGAATATCCCAAGAATTGATAGATTTTGTCAAGACTATTGGAAATGAATTCAAAGAGCTATCTTTTCCAGAGTGGTTCACCGACACGGATAGGAAGAAACGCGTGCAACTCGATATAGTTTTCAAAGACACACTCGATTCTAACAAATACTGGAATTATGTTCCATTTACAAAGTTGAATTCGCTTTTATTTTCAACCGAAAATATTTCAGAAATGATTAATGACATTTTTCAGGCAGTATTTTCAAATTACAAATCAAAAATATTCATTATTTCTTCCAATAAAACTATGGAAGCGGTAAAATATGTCGATGAAATTAAAACGCGATTATAAAAATATATACAAATAGTATATACAAATAGTATATACAAATAGTATATACAAATAGTATATACAAATAGTATAAAAGATAAATAACAAATTACAGTAGCAAAACCCACAATAATGCTTGAATATTGGCACACGATTTTTCCCCTAGCCGGAACATATTTTTATTTGAATTTCCCCAAAAGATGGGTTGAAAATTTTTCTACCGAAACAATCACCAATTTTGCCATTGTACATAATACCGCGTTGCAAGTATTCAGCATGTATATTGCTGCAACTCTAACCAGCGCCCTTTTCAAAGAAGGGATCATTGCAAAAACAAACTATTATTTTGACAAAGACTACATAAAAACAGCCATGTTTTATTTTTATTTATCCAAGTATTATGAGTACATCGATACATTTATTTTATATGCAAAAAAAAAGACACCAATTTTCTTGCAAACATTTCATCACAGTGGCGCAGTAATAGTGTGGCATCTTGGCTATGTCTGCAGAACAGATAGCCTTTTTTTTGCATGCCTTCTCAATTCATATGTCCATAGTTTTATGTATTTGTATTATTTGCTTACGCTTTTGAAAGTGAATGTGCATAAATATAAATTTTATATCACTTCACTACAAATAGCACAATTAACATTTTGTGTGTTTACAATGCCATTTTTTTATTATGAAAAAGAAAATCAACAAAACAAATGGGTAATTTGTATTTTTAACGCGTATGTTATTTGCTTGCTCCTTTTATTTGGCAAGTTTATGTTGGACAATTATTATAGAAAGATAAAAATCGATTAGACGCCATTTTGCTAGAACCGTTTTTCTAGACTTTTTTGAAAAGTCTAATTAGAGCCGTTTTGCTAGACTTTTTTGAAAAGTCTAATTAGAGCCGTTTTGCTAGAGGAAGGGTTCTTCGCGAAGCTTATGAAACCTAAGGTTTCCTGAGTTAGAGTCGTTTTCGACTCGCCAAATATCCGGCCGCGGATGTCCCCACGCGACCATAAGCTGAATGAGGCTGATAAATATAATTGTGATTATAAGTGTAGCACAATGTATTATTGCAGTTATTCAAGGGTGCAGTTGTTACAGGCACATAAGGACCCAATGTACTCAAATTAGTAGCACGCATATAAGGACTGAACCGAACAGGCATATTTATAATATCAAAAGATATTATAAATTTTACATTACACATTTAATGTTTACCGCAAGCGCCACAACTGGGTTTTGCATTAGCAATGCGATCAATCATCGGAGATTTAAAAGCCATTGACTTTAAACTCACGGGTCGCGCTTGACTAGCAGAAAGTTGTTGAACAGGAATTCGCGGCAAATTAGTATTTTGAATAAACATACTCATTCTTGGAGGCATTTTAATATATTATATATTATACTAATAAAATAATTATTTTATAGCGCTGGATAAACCCTACTAGCAATATTTGCTAAATAGTTTGGCCCAGTTGCCCAATTCAATAAATAACAAAACTCAACAGTTTTACCGCTTACTTTATATCCAGATTCATAATTCTCATGGATGTCATCGCAACTCTTACAAGCATTACACGCGGTACAAGGAAAATATGGGATTAGTTGAGATTCATCAACAATCACTACACTTGAATCATCTACAAATTGAATTGTGTAAAGCAGCATATTATTTATAGAATTAACTTCAAGAATCACCGCCTTTGAAGCAGCCATATTTGGTGCCGCGCGAGCATATACATAGGATCCAACTTCATACACCGGAGTCAAATCAAACATTTTGGGATCAAAATGATCTCGATAAATTAAAATATCATCCCTCAGTGTTCTTGTATAAGAATCAGGGCAACCGCATCCGCTTACTATTGAAGTTTTTACAGTTTTACCACCATAAACAGGAAAACCAGGATTAAACGGAATAGGCAAACCAAATGTGGGAGGTATAACGCCACGACGAATATCCTTTTTCGCCTTAAGTCGATCCATATAACGATAATATGAATTGTGTTTTATGTCCACCCCAGCCCCTCCAGGCGTTCCAGCGCCTGGCCTGCAACGCGTTTGTGTGTGCTTTACACTGCTTCCATGATAGAAACTTCCCTGCGAATTCCCACTATTTGTTTGATAATGCGGTAAAGCGCGGTCACTCATTTGATTCCAATTTACACGAGTTTTCAAAATCGGTCTCTGGTATACAGTCAATGCTCCTAAATCGGAAGAATATAAAGAAGAAGGAACCCTAACAGTATTCTGAATAATTTTCTGTGTTTGATATTGGTATGCTGGGTCAATACTATTTAATTTAAAAACATTTCCACGACACATTGACATTGAGTTAGAACTAAAGCATTCATCTTTTTCTTCTTGACCTTTCAAACCGAGTGCCGGTAATGAAGATTTTCCAGGATAAATTAATGCCATTTATATTACCCCTATAATAAAATTGAAGTGTAAAATATCGCAAATAATGCTTTATAAAAGCATTCACAGCCACACATTTGAAATGTCGTCGTCATCGTCAACCTCGACCTCAACCTCGACCTCAGCCCCGACCTCAATGTCAACAAAATCTATGATTCCAGTCCTAGGAACAACCTCTTCAACAAACTATTGCGTTTATTGCGGGAAATCTTATACAAGAAAAACTTCGTGTGATAAACACACCATAATATGTGAAATGGCGCACAAATCAAAACGATTAAAATCGTGCGAAGAAGAAGAAACGACAAATGTTCCATCAACTCTTCAATTATACAATATTATTCAAGAACTCGCCTTCAAACAACAAAAGATGGAAGAAAAAATGGATGAAATGCAAAAATGGATTGACAAGAAGAAAAAGAAGCTCAATGTAATTCATTGGTTAAATACGCAATTTGCGCCCCCAGCAAATTTCGAACCTCGAACAAGATCATTTATCGTTATTCAAGAAGATATAACTGTTCTTATTGAACAAAACTTTGCACAAACCGTTTCAAATATATTAAAACGAAACTTGAATCCACCAAAAGACGGTCTAGTAAAGGAGCCAATTGCGTGTTTCACTGAAAAGAGTTCAATATTATATATTTACAAGCCCAAACAACAAGAACAACAAAAACAACAAGAACAACAAGAACAACAACAAGAGCAACAAAAAAAGAATGAATGGTCAAAAATGACCCCCGACGAATTTGTATTTATCCTGAGAGTTATTCATTCCAAACTACTGAACGCGCTGTGCACATGGCGCGATATAAATAGCGAACGAATCAAATACAATGACAAATTTGCAGATCTTTATAATAAGACGGTAATCAAATTGATGGGTGCGGACTTTAACCAGGAATCGACCTTGAGTAAAATTAGAGCACCGTTGTACAATTATTTGAAGGGCGACTTGAAAAATATGGTCGAATATGATTACGAGTTTTAATCAATAAATACAAATTAAAAATTATAATGTAAATACTGGCAGCAATAAAAATATTTTTTTACATATTCAAAAATCTATATTCTAATTAACCATAGAATATAGATATAAATAAAATGTTGCATTGCACTACTGTATTAAACAACGGGAAAAGACGGCTGCATAGCAATGCCACAAACACCGGGATCATTTTCACTATCGCTGCGTTCAATTTTTATATAACCCTGATCACCCCATGTATTGGACCAGCTATTTTTCACCAACCAATATTTAATTCCATTTTCCTCACCGTACCCCACAATAAGAACACCGTGGTCCAAATTGGTTCCGCAGGCACTACCCGTAATAACGCCACCAGAGTACATTTGAAAAACCCGAGTATCGGCCTCAATAGCAATAGAAACGGGTCCCCTGGCAACGGCCTCCTTCAGCGCCAATTGGTTGTTCGCGGGAACATCCATGCATGCGTTAATATCTACCATCAAGCTTGACAAGCTTGTCACCGGCTTGCACCCCGTGTTGCATGTTCCGCCGCTGGCAGTATAAGGGTACTCCATCTCACTGCACATACCATAATCAATGGCATAGCTAAATGCATTATCCATAAAACCACCCTTGCAACCCAAGTTGCCGTACTTCTTAGAACAATCCACCAATTGCTGCTCAGACAAACTAATAAGTTGGCCCTTTGCAACCGCCCACGCCCCCTCCATCGCGCCCGTCGACGAAAACGCCCAGCAGCTGCCACATTGTCCCTGATCCTTCACGGGCGTCACAGCATTCTTCGTGCGCCAATCGAGCGCAACGGGTACACTTGAACCGCTCGGTTTAAAAGCGGAACACTTGGAACCGACTTCAACATCCTTAGAAAGTCCACCAATATATTGAGCCTGAAATTCGCCCGGAGTGAGGTCAGTAAATTGGTTGATTCCAAGAGTGTAATTATTGTGAGAGTCGGAATTATGCTGAAAAATGGTGCGCAAATTGTCACGAAAAATTTGGAAGCGGTGTTCGAGGTCTTCTAAAGATTCATATTTTTTGTGGAATCTTTCCAAGAACTGCTCGAATTTGGACCATTCACTAGTAGCCGAAGAGACCACTGTAAAAAACGAGGAAATACACAGGAGCGCATACAAGAACTGCATAGTATTATAGTATAATACAATACAATTTTTTAAACCATTGTTATAGTTAATTGTGTATAACTATTAAGAAATAGTACTTTTATAGTCCTTATTTAAATGCGGTGTTATAACAAATGGAAAAATTGCAACATATGCAGATATATCTTTGTACACAGAATTCATCATGCAATCAATTGTAAAACACTGTATGTTATTTAAAAATGGTATTGTTATAATTCTATTGTCCAATGGAAAACATTTTTCTTTAAGAATTCTAGCCCCTTTTGGAGATATAATGTATGACGATGTTCCAAAACAATGGACTAATTTCGCCAATGTGGTATTTATTTTAGAATTAACAAAAGTGTCTATGTCTTCATTTGAAATTTGCGTTTTGTTAAAAATGCAATTGCAAGTTTCAAAACTTGTATTTTTGTAACTTAATATACTGTCAAAATTGTAATTCAAAAGCATTATATCCCAATCTTTGGGAGCTAAACTGTGTATTAAATTATTCATATGTTTATTAAAATCTTTTGAAACAATTGCATCATCTTCCATTATTACAATAGGTTTATCCAAATCGATGCATTTTTCCCACAATTTTAAATGAGACAACGCACAACCGAGGGCTCCTTTTGAATAATTGACTGAGCCTTTTTTAAAAATATTTCCAGGTAAACTATTTACATTTAATTCATTTCCATCAACGGCATTAAAATATGAATATTTTATATATTTTGAATTATAATTATCAAATATTTCTCTCCTATCTTTCGATCTTTCTAGACTAATAACATAAATATTCGCAGTCATTTATAAATTGATGTGTTTAATATTTATATTAATTTCCGGGCAAAAAAGATAATTGGAGCTCTTTAAGTCGTTTTAAAAATAACTTCGCGGTTATGGTAAGCGACGAGCAATCTATAACCACCATTCGCATCATTTTCAGTAAGAAAATATATAAGTAGTGCATTAGCAGTTATATTCTCGGCCGGGAGAGGGCGCGGCTTTTTCTTGAAAAGTATTTTGGGTTTTCGTTTTTGGACATTTTTTTTGTCCATTTTTGAAAAGGGGAAATACTTTTGAGTAAAAAGTGAGGGAAAACGCCGCCAGAGCATAATGCTCTTATTTTCATTTTTTCACAGAAAATAGGGAGACCATATTTTTTTCATTTTCCCGGAAAACCGCTTAAAAAGTTTTTCTCATTCTTTAGAAATGCTAACGGATGCTAATTTTTTGGTAGCCAAAAGTAGCCCAAAATACTGTTGTGAAAAGTGTGACTATAAATGCTCTAAAAAATCTAACTTTGACAAACATTGTGATACCAAGAAGCACGCAATGCTAACAAATGCTAACTTTTTGTCGCAAAAAGTAGCAACCAAAATGCCAGACCATTTTAGCTGTATTTGCGGAGTGGTATATAAACAAAAACCGAGTTTATCTCGCCACAGGAAAACATGCAGTATGGTCAATAAAACATCGAACATGACTGACACGGAGTTGGTGAAATTCTTGATTACCGAGTTCAAAGAAGTCATCTTAGAACAGAGTAGCAAAATGATGGAAATCGCAGCAATTCCCAAGTCAGCAAATACAAATAATAATTGCAACAACACAAACAACACAAATAATCAATTTAATTTGCAATTCTTCTTGAACGAGAAGTGCAAAGATGCTATGAATATGAGCGACTTTATCAACTCTATTCAAATAGAAAACGACGATTTCGAAAATATGGGCAAGCTCGGTTATGTCCAAGGCATTTCCAACATATTTGTCAAGAACTTGAAAAGCTTAGAGGAGACCAAACGACCCATTCATTGCAATGATATTAAACGCGAGACCTTGTATATCAAGGAAAACAATGTGTGGGATAAAGACGACAATAAGAACCAAGTCAAGCGCGCAATTGCTCTAATTGCGCACAAGAATTTCAAATATATACCTATTTGGACCGAAGCCAATCCTCAAGCCTTTGATTGCACCACCAAAAAAAATGATCAATATATGCGCATAGCCAATCAAGTTACCAGCGCAATTACGCCGGACGATGAAATCGGAATTAATAAAATTATTCGCAATGTTAGCCAAAATGTTATCATTGACAAGGGAAAATGATAAATAAATGATAAATAAATAATAAATATTTTTTATTTAAATATTTATAATTTGTAGCACTCTAAGCAAAATATGTCGCCATAAATTCCACCGGCGTCATAATAGGTATCCCTAGCTTTCTCGCCTCCGCCGCCTTCCCCGTGTCCTCGTCTTTGGACTTTGCCACCACTACCGCTGTATTCTTTGATACGGAAGATCCCAAACTAGCACCTACAGTCTTCAAGGCGTCTTTGACAGCATCATCACGAATCCCAGTCATTACAACGGATTTCTTATAAAGCGGGTGCGCCGTGTCAACAACAACCACGGCAGCCGCAGAAGCCTGACCAAGTTTGCTGTCTAGTCCCGCCTCTTTAATAAAGGCCAGAAACGCCGGTATTTTTTCTACAAATGCTTCGGCGGATTTCGTGGCCATTCCTTTTATTTCGGCAACTTTCTTGATTTTCTCCGCAGCCGTCAAATTCGACACCAAAATATCAGGGTAGCCTTCCAAAATGGGGCCAATTTTGCGTTCTCCGAGTCCGCGCCCAAATATATTCGAGTCGGACATTAACACAATTAGCGGCGCCTTTTCCACCCCCGCACGAATACCCTCGTAAATCTTGGTAGCCAACTTCTCTTTGAATCCCTCTACTTTCAAGAAATCCGCCTTGGACATGTGAATAATCTTTGGCACCGAATCAAACCCGGCAGCAACAATGCGGGCAATATTTCCCCCACTCAAGCCATCAACGCCGATCCCCTTAAAGAACCCGGTAATGTTCTTTTCCAATACTGTTATATTCGACCCCGCATCTTCCAACATGACATCAATATTAGTGTCATTCCATTTATAAGGAACATCGGGCATCTTCGCCTGGGACGCCGAAACAGTAACCCCGCGAATGTGAGGAATAACATCGCCGCTTCGAATAATCTGTATAAGAGCACCAACGCCAATCTTGTTGTCGCGGATAAATGCGGCGTTGAACCCCGTGGCGTATTCAATGGTCACCCCACCCAACTTGGCGGGTTCAATTTGAACGCGCGGCTTCAAATAACCATCCTTGGACGGATTCCAAATCACATTCACCACTTTGGCTTCGGCCATTTGATCAGATAAAACCATCTTGAACGCGAAAGCGTGGTCAGGATTTCCTGATTTTCGGGGATACAGCTGATCATCAGCAACAATAATTCCATCGATTTCGTAAACATACGATTTACGCCATTCCATAAGAAGTTCAGATAGCATCTCGTTTGTTACATTGGGGACCACCTTATTTTGCACAGTCTCAAAACCATCAGCAATCAACTTGGCCATTTGGGCCGAAGGTTTCAACTCGGGCTTCACAACTTCGTAACAAACAAAGTGCAAGTCGCCAGCCTTATCATCAATGGTTTGACGATTCACAATACCGGCGACTAAATTGCGAATATTTGCGAATTTTGACGCATATTTTAATTCAAACACGGTTTTTGGCATAATAAATTCGCCGCGAACCACAACGCCTTTTACATTGGGCAAGTTTAGAAAGGGAATCAAGTGACTTACATCTTGACCCACTTTTCCATTTCCTCTGGTATATAATTTTGCAACCGCACCTTCCGTGGAATAGAGCCCGCTGACTCCATCCAACTTGCACGACAACACATAAGGCCCGGTATATTTTTTGGTCCAAGAGTTCAAAATCCCCGTGTCCGGTTTAATTTTGTCCATCGACGCCATTTCATAGGGCAGTTCGACCTTGTTCTTTTCTACTGAAGTACCAATTTGCTTGAAAACGGGATTCTGTGGATACTTCTTTTCCATGTACTCCTTGACAATATCGTATTGCATGTCGCTCATCAAAGGTTCTTTGTTATAATGGAATGCCTTGTCGCATTCAGTAACAATCGCCGCCAACTGCGCCTCCGATAAATGCTCCAGCACTTGGATCCCCATTTTTTGGAATGCTGCAACGAGCTGCAACACTTCTTCTGATGTGGCAGATTTCTTCGCCACCTCGACGAATTCACCGGGTTCTAATTGCTCAGCAATCTCCAGTTTTACCGACTTTTTTCCTTTTTCTCCCTTGACTTTCGTCGCAGCATTTGGAGTACGAGGTTTTCTTGGTTTCTTCTCTTTCTCTTTCTCTTTCTCTTTTTCTTGTACACCAGGAATACCAGGAATAGTAGGAAGAGCAATAGTAGGAATACCAGGAATAATAGGAACAACGCCTTCCAAAGCCTCTACGGCCTCTTCAGCAATTTTCAGCTTTTGCTTTACAGAAGTGGATTTCTTAGGCTTCTTAACCACTTTTTCTAGTGCATCATCGATAACTTTTTCCGCTTTTTCAAGCGGTTCAACGAAAGAAACCGCGCTTTCAATCAAGTTTCCAAGTTTGGAAGCCAGGGTTGCAGGTTTTACAACGATTACTGCACGACCATCTGTGCGTTCTTGCGGCGTTTTATACGCCAAGTCCAAGAAATCGAAAATATCCTTCTCATCCTTGAAAATGTGTCCAACCTTCTCCCCCTTTTTGGATTTTTCACCCTTGGTCTTCGGCTCCATTTTCGACATTTCGTGCTCATTCAAAGTGTAACCGAGTTCCAACGCCCTGGCGCGCATCACAGTGTTGAAATTCTTGCTCCCAGTGAAATACAAAACGGCAAAGGGGTACTCTTCCGGACTGGCATACAAGAAATCAACGCGGCGAGCATAAGGCTCATCGGGCAACCTGGTAATAACGAGGCATTTTGTTGGCCCGCGAGCCAATACTTCGACAATGATTTTTTGCCCAATCAACTCGTCGACAAATGCTTTGAAAACATTCTTATCACTGGAAGTAATAATCATATCAATGTCGCCAGAATCGGCAGCACCTCGTCGATAACTCCCGACAATTTCAAACCGCGAAGCAGCCGCAGCACCAGGAAACGCAGCCAAAACCTTCTGGAAATCCGCAGAAAAGATTTGGTCATACTTGGCAATCTCGGTGCGAGGAATTCGACGCATTATATCAACGTGATACTTGAGACCCACCTTTTGAGTGTCATTCAACAACTCGTCTTGTCTCTCTCGCAATTGGTCCAAGTCCTTTATTCCCTTGTCTACTAATTCTTTTGCTTTTACGGCGCCGATTCCGTATACCTCGGCCAGCAAATTAATGGGATTCTCCTTTTCTCGTTCCAAAAGACGCAGCTTTCCGGTGGTAACATATTCTTTTAGCTTCTCCATAATTGTTTCACCGATGCCAGGCAATCCTTTGAGCTGAGCCGGATTCAAAATGTCGCCTTGATAAGCCATGATGGTTTCTTGAGCCTTCTTGTAAGCCCGGGCTTTGAACCGGGATTGCATTCGTTCATTGGCAGTTTCACCTTGGTTGGCTACAACGGCGGCCAGCTTGTCCATTAAATCAATAAATTTTTCATTTAAACGACCTGTTGGTAATTCCATCTCTATTAATTTCTGGGTGGGTGTTTTTAAATCCCTTTCGACGCGTTCAATTTTTTTTGGTTCAGCCGGATAAGTATTTGTTGCTATTTCTTCTGTAACGGTGGTAGCCAAAGCGGGGTTTAAAAACTCGTCAACAATGACAAGTTTTGGCTTATTGCGTTTTTTCGCAGTTTTTTTTGCAGTTTTTTTCGCAGTTTCCATGCCACCCATTTTTATTCCCATTCCCATTCCCATTCCCATTCCCATACCCATAGACACACGATTAGTTAGTGTTTTTTTAAAACTATTTTGTTTATACTTATTTGATACCCTCGATAATTTTTTTGGAATTTTTTTATTTTTCTTTAATGTATTATACTTCATATATATTTTTCATATTATAATTTTTGTATAAAATGAAAATTGATATTTTTTATTATTATTATTATTATTATTATTATTATTACTATTTGCGAATTTGAAAAAGTCTATTTAAGTAGGCGCCATTATTGGGAGCAGACGCGATATGCACATTGGGATTAGGGAACATTAACTTTGTTGATTTTATTTCTCTCAATCTTTGTCGCTCCCTTTGCGCGCGAATAAAATTCATAGCAACCAATTGCTGGTATTGTTTTTTTGTTAGAGGTTGTTGTGAAGCGTATTGCTGTTGTTCTTGCTGCGCATATTGTTGTTGCTGCGCATATTGTTGTTGCTGCGCATATTGTTGTTGCTGCGCATATTGTTGTTGCTGTATATATTGTTGTTGCTGCGCATATTGTTGTTGCTGCGCATATTGTGGTTGCTGCACATATTGTTGTTTCTGCGATTGTTGCTCTGTTTGTTTTTGAATATTGGCCTCTGCCAATTTTTGACTATACATTTGCAGCTTGCCATCGGGACCAACTTTCATATTCATAGAATTGAGAATATCGCCATAAGAAACCTGTTTTTTCTTAATGGGTTGCGCTGGAGGTCTTTGAACTGTTGATGTTACATCCATGGGTGCATTAATACGGTTATTAAAAGGATAATTATTGGCAGCAACGGGTTTAGCAACAGGTTTAGCAGCAGGTTTCTGCCGATTGATAGTTTGAAACTGCCCAACATTTGGAACATTTAATTTAATATTTTGTTGAGAGCCTTGAGTTGGTAGTTGAACAACACCATTCTCTCCAATTATTGCGACATCTTCCGCCCCGTCATCATTTTCACCCTCATATTCGAATGTTACTCGTTTTTTGTTATTATTTCCTATTTCGGTAAAATTTAGTTCCATAATAAACTACAAAGTATTTTAATTTTATTTTATAAACCAAAGCAGGGAATCTATGCAACAAGTTTACGCCCCGCACCCTCCTAAAAATTGCAATGGGATTACTAAACTCGCAAAAACTTTTATTGAGGAGGGATTCTTTGAAAAGCTATAGAACTTTGGTACTAAGTTTACGCCCTATTCCCTGATAAAATAAAACTTGAGGAGGGGTTCTTTGCAAAGCTATAGAACCTTGGTTCCCTATTCCCTGATAAAATAAAACTTGAGGAGGGGTTCGGGGAACCTTGGTTCCCTGATAAAATAAAAATCTATTTTTAATATAAGTACAATGATTGGAAAGCAAGCTTATATTAAAAATATGGGTTCAACACAAATATTTATAAAGAGACCAAATGAGAAAGAACAATTTAATGATATTCATTGGGAAGCAAATTATGACGGAAATCAAGCAAACATACATGTAAATGTGGACAACAACGGCAATAATATTGAGCTAAATGCAAATTTGGATAACAACGATTTATCACGATTATTAAATATTCCGGTAATAACAGGCGATTTAGACCAGCGTTTGCAAAACGATTTTTTAGAGGAACAAGAGCATAATCCACTTTACCAAAAAGTGGATAAAACTCCCCATATACTAATTTTAAGAAAGGAAAAGCTGCGCCCAAAATTGAGATTCCAGCCTTTTCTAAGACCACAAAAGAGGACTCGTCGACTTTACCGACCACAATACAATAAATCGGCAAAAGTACTTAAAGACCCCAGGTCGAAACTCGTGGGTAAAACAGCCGCATTAAACTACCGAACTCCCTTACCTAAAACGATGCGAATCCATTTGACGCCTGACTCAAAAGGCGGCCGACGAATCAAAAATCTCACTAGTAGGCGCAGTAGCAGCAGGCGCAACAGGAAGTAAATCGCATGATGACCTTTCCTTTTTAGAAACATGTTCTAAAATCATCTTCTCATTATCCGACAAACTTCTCTCGCGCCTGAATTTATTGTACTTGATTGCCTTGTCCTTTTCCATTGTTGTCTGGTAATACTGCGACGCATAAATCAACTTGCAAATAATATCGTCTTCATATATGCACTCAATGTGCAAAATCTTCATTTTCTTTATTAACTTCAAAAAATCGGCGCAATTGAATATTTGATCATCTGCAAAATTTATTACCATTATGCAGTGGTTTCTTGGTATTCTGCATCTGCCCTCCATCTCGTATAAATAATAATAATAACTGCACTCGTAGTCCAACGCAGCGTCAGCAATATCCTTTTTGACTTCAGAGATGTTAGTGTGACGCAAAAGATCAATCGAAACCTCAATATTGTACCCCATTTTATATTAGCTAAACATTTTCTTTGAATCTAAAAAAATGATTAGTAACGCGGGACTTTATTACAGGATTTACGCATTTTATAGATGAGAAAATAAATCAGGACGCAAATCTTGTATCCAATGGTTTCGCAAAGAACCCTTCCTTTTATACCTTTTCTTTTGCTTTTGAAAATATCAAAACAAATATATACTATTATATAGTATACTATGTCATCTTTTAGACAATATGGAGGATTAAATAGAGCGCCCACAAATAATATTGTGCGAAATCATTATTCGAATAGCGACAACCCAACAATTTCCAATTTTTTAGGCCTTTACAATTCAAAAATCGTTTCGGAAAGCCACTTGGATTTATCTGGAAATTCTATTTTAAATGTGCACGGCATCTATTTTGATAACAGTTTTACTATTATAGATGGTTCTTTCAATGGAGATGTAACCATAAACGGCAATTTAGAAGTCACAAAAAATACACAGTTAGATGGGTCTTTGAATGTATTTGGAGATGCACAATTTGATGGCCGTGTTAATGGAATTTATATCAATAATGGAAAATATGATGACAATATTAATTATCAGAATATAATTTTAAACTCAGACATAATTCAATCTAGTAATCCTTTATTATTTGAAGGTACAAATAATACAATTGTGGGTCAACAAGTGATGTTAAATGCAACATATGCCGAAACTAATTCGTGTTTTGGTTTTCAGGCCGGTTACAATTTGACAACCGGTAGTAATAATACTCTTATTGGATCCGGCGCAGGACAAGGAATTATAACTGGGTCATTTAATACAGCATTAGGTTTAGATTGTTATGCATTTGGGGATTATAATTTTTCAACTGCAATAGGAGTTGGCGCGCAACCAACGGGTGATAACCAAATAATGCTTGGCAGACCAGAAGAAACAGTGATTTGTCCAGGAGATGTTTCGCTCAATTCAACGCTATCTGTAGGTGGAGATGCAACTTTCGACGCATCAATGGTCGTTTACGGGGATGTTTCGCTCAATTCCACATTGGAAGTGGGTGGAGATGCCCAATTTGATGGCCGCGTTAATGGAATTTATATCAATAATGGAAAATATGATAATAATATATTTAATATATTTAATAATATAATTTTGAACTCAGACATAATTCAATCTACCTACCCCTTGTTATTTGAAGGTGCAAATAATACAATTGTTGGTCAACAAGTTATGTTAAATGCAACATTAGCTGAAGAAAATTCGTGTTTTGGTTTTCAGACCGGTTACAATTTGATAACTGGTCGTTCAAATACTCTTATAGGATCCGGCGCAGGACAAGGAATTATAAATGGATCATATAATACAGCATTAGGTTTTAACTCTTGTACAGTTGGGGATTATAATTATTCAACTGGAATTGGAGTTGGTGCGCAACCAACGGGTGATAACCAAATAATGCTTGGCAGACCGGAGGAAACAGTGATCTGTCCCGGAAGTTTATTAATTTCAGATGGTTCGGGAAATTCTTTAACATTTTCAACACCGACAGCAAATAACCCTAATGGAACGGGTGGAACTAGCAGCAGCATAGTAACAGGAACTATTTATACAATCGAAAAAGCGGCTCCAGAAACAGATACCATAATTATTACCACACCAATCGCATATGGGTTAGAAAATTTTATAGTCCCTAACTTTAGTATAGCTGGAAATTCCCTGCAAATATTATTTGTATCAGCAACTTGTTCTGTACTAAGAAATGGATCCCCTTTTTTAAATCCTACAGTTACTTCAACAAATGGAGAAAACTTGTTAAAACAGTATACAATTTTCAGCAATGTAGTAACATTTAAACAATTTTTTACAAATTTAGAAACTGAGTTTACAATTTCTACTCCAGGAACATATACGGTTAATTTTACAGTAAATACTAGTTATACAAATAATTATAACGGCGTAACTACATATTTTAATACAAATGTACAAACAACTACTAACACTCTAGGTTCTGTAATTTTTTTAAATCCATCTAATGTAATTCCTTGGACTAATGTAAATTACTTAGTTTCGAGCAATTATTACGATACAATAATAGCCAATGGTTCTATAAAAACAACGGGAACAGCAACTGCCACATCCTTTGTATCTACTTCAGACTACAGAATAAAAACAGATATAAAACCGTTAGACCCAAATTTTGCCATCGACCAATTGAACCCCGTTTCCTATACAAACAAATTGTCAGGAAAAAAAGATACCGGTTTTATAGCTCACGAAATACAAGAAATCTTCCCACATTTAGTAACCGGCGAAAAAGACGGCGAACAAACCCAGACTCTCAATTATATAGGCCTGATTGCCATTTTAACGAGAGAAATACAGGAATTAAAAAAACGCATCGAAATTCTGGAAAAGAAATAAAAATTAATTATCGAGACAAATACTAGGATACTAGATAATGGCGACGCCAACATGTGGATATTATGTAGATGCGAGCGATTTAACAGTTATTTTTAAGGGATACATAAGTGGATCCAAACAACCAGATTCTGGTTTCAAATCAACAAATTATGGTGGACAAGACATATCTCAGTTATTTCAAATCGCAACATCTCCAGCGGAACAAATTGCATACAACACAAATTATTTAAGCACATCGTTGGGGGGCGGCGACTTAAAAAATTATTTTATGAATATTGATTATGTATTTCCTGCAATTACTCCAATAGGGTACACATCATTTTATACTTTTACGGCCAATAGCGTAACTTATCAAGCCGCAATTTTTGATGGTTTTAGCGCTGCCAACAATTCTTTTATAAACGGATCTATTACTGTTGCCAATGCACCAAGTGGTTATACAATAAATTATTTGTTAGTCGGAGGCGGAGGAGGCGCGGGATCGGGTTCTGCCGAAGCCTCGCAAGCAGGTTCAATAAATCTTCCTGGTGGCGGAGGAGGAGGTGGTGCAGGTGATATAAAATGTTCATCAAGTAACCTAATTACCGGGTCTTACAACATTAGCGTTCCTGGTAAAGTGGATGGAGGAGAAGCTAATCCTAGTAACAATGGAAATACTGGTGGAACAACATCATTTTCGTCCTTTTCATCCGCGGGAGGAAGCAATGGGGGTGGCGCAGGAAACACCGGAACAGGTGGAGGGCCAGGAAATGGAAACGGTACTGGTTATAGTACTGGTAACGGGGGAGGAGGTGCTTATGGATATGTTCAAACTGGATTGAATGAGGGTGAAACATATGATGGTGCGGGCGGAAATCCAGTTCAGAACTTAAATATAACAACAAATATTATGATTGTTAATAATGGAACAGTTACTTTTTATAATAGCAGTAACAATCAAATAACTTATAGTATCGGTGGCGGAGGCGCAGGCGGTTCGTCTAGCGCAACATTGGTATCTGGTGGAAGCAACGCTGGTGGTTCTGGTGGCAATATGCCAAACGGAACGCCGGGAGGTTCAGGAAATGGATTTGATGGTGGATATGGAGGCGGTGGCGGAG